TCAGCACAGGACGACAATATCGCCATCGGCCACCCGCTCAGACAGAGCGGTCAGCTTGCCGATGCCCTCCCGCAGGAATCGGCCGAGCTGCTCGACGCATTCGCGCTGGTCCTCGGTGAGACTGAACTCGGAATCCATAGCTTCCATCAGATCGAGGCAGCACTGGTTGAGAAACCCCACCTCAAGCAGCTCCGCCCGCAGCCTCCGTCTAAGCACCTCGTCCATACCAACATCCCTATCTACTCCGAACATCAGCGGGGGACCGTAGCAAAAAGGAGACGTTGGTCACAATTATCAAAACGCTTAGGACTGGGGGAGCGGATAGCGTTCTTTGATCGCCTTGACAGCTTCGACCCAGGCCGACAGGTCCGGCTCTGTACCGGTAGCGATGGCGTCATACTCGGCCTCCAAGCGCAGCGGGTCAGCCTCTTCCCGGTATGCCTGCCGGCGCAGCTCCTGGACCTCAGCCAGCGCGTCGTCAGGGTGGAACGTAAGATCGTCCAGGCTCACCCCGGCAGTTTCAGCGATGGCCGCCAGCGGGCCGTCCCACTCAGTGAAGAACGCCCCTTTGTAGAGAACCCGCTTCATCATGCGCTTGCTCCGTTGATGGTCAGGATGGGGGTAACGTGGATGCCTGGATCGACCAATCCGCCGAACCAGGCTGGACACGCAAACGCGATCTGAGCCCCTGCGGAGGCGTAGATGTACGGACACGCGTTGTCATAGCCGTTGTAGGACTGCATCGAGAATCGTAGATGCACCCATTGGTTCGCAGGCAGCACCACGCCAGGCGCAGCGACAGCGCCATTGATCCAGAGCTTGTGGGTCGTATAGGGCGCCGACGAGATATGAGCCGAGCCGCTTTCGACACGCAGCCACATGACCACCGTCGCCCACGCGCCCGCGTTGAAAACGGTCTTACTGCCGCTGGAGCAGCACAGATACCGCGTAACCCCATCCGCGCCGGCCGAGCCAGTTGTTGTCTGCGATCCCGCCGTCAGAATGGCGGTGAAGAACTCGACCCCGTATCGAGACACTGACGTCCACGTCCGGCCCATTACCGCGAGCAGCGCCTGCACCCGCGCATTGAGCGCCGGCCCGGCCCCGCCGTTCGTACTGTTGTCGAAGGCGAACTTGCCCCCATCTGCAACGGTGGCGCCGTTCCAGCCGTTGAGAAACGAGCTTGGAGTCCATGACGTTGTGAAAATCGTAGCCAGAGGGTTGGCTGCGGTTCCCGCGAAGCGGCCCATGTCGGGCATCAGGTTCATGAACGGCAGAACGTTGAGCGCCGATTTCGCTGCCGATCCCAACTCCGCCCAAGCGCCGCTTTCGCGGGCATATGGCTTTCCGTCGCTCGGCGCGTCGGCCATCCCGCCCACCAGTTCCGTCCAGCCACTGGCCCCGAACTCATACGTCTTGACCTGGCCGCTCGGCGTCGTCTCGTTTGCGACCTGGACACGCCAGCCCAGCCGTGGCGGCATGTACTCCCAAATTGCCGTGGTGGCGCCCGTTGCCCACCAGCGCGCTAGGCGGTTCTGATTGGAGCCGGAGCCAGTGAAAATGTACGTGTCCCCCTCGGCCTGGCCGGTTGTGGGCAGTGTGGCGACGCGCCCCTTGACGACCGGTTGGCGCAGGAAGTCATCCCAGCGCAACATGCGGATCAGTTCGCTGTAATGCCCCTCACCGGGGGCGCCGTTGATCAGTAGGCCAGTGTTCGGCCCCATCGTAAGACTCATGCGGAAACGCCTCCTAGTTCTTCGCCCAGCCGGAAACCGAGGCCGTGGCGTTCAATCGTGATGTCGTGCTGCTGCCAAGAATCGATGCCGTCGCGGACACTGCGCAGGACAAGGCGCACGTCCTGGAGCGGACCATCCGCCATGTCCTCGGCCAGCGGATAGGACCAGCTACTGGATGTGAGGCCGGCGTAGGTGCGCTTCAGCGTCGTGCCGCTGTAGACCTGGAGCGTCACCGTCGCCCCAGCTTCCGGGCCGATGTTGCCGACCGTGGTATCGATCAGCTGGTCGGCCTGGCCGATGCGGTCGCGCTTCGCCCAGCTCACAGATAGCGCTCCGTAGACCTTCGTCGGGTACGCGCTGCCGTTGATGCGAAACTGGCCTGGCGGGTATGGCTTACCTTGGCGCCCGGTCAGCGTCAGGCTGTCGGTAGCGGCCAGCGCCGGGGCGAGCTGGCCCTCGCTGGTGTTGGTCAGCAGCCGGGCCTGGAGCGTCACGCCCTGGCTGTATACCGTCTCGTCCACCGCTTCGAACGTGTCGTAGAACCAGACCCGAGCCCCGGCCAAGTGCTTGGCCGGCACGGTATCGGCGCAGCCGCGCGCCAGGGTGACGGTGCCACTGGCATAGTTGACGGCATCGACCCGGACTATCTCGTCGTCCACCACAGCGGCCTGGCCGACAGTGACGTCCTCCAGCCGGGTGGCGTTCGTCAACGTGACGACGTTCGGGCCGGCCGCCAGCGGCAGCTCGGCGGCGAGTAGTCCGGTCGGGCACCAGTCGCCGGTTCCGCGATCAACGAACGCGCCAGAACTGCCGACGCGGTCGGTCAAGGTGTAGCTCTGCGACAGGCTGGTCGGCGCCTCGGCCAAGGCGGCAAGGTACGACGCGGACACGTCCAGGAGCTGCAAGTTGGCCGGATCGATCACCCCGGCCAGCTCGCGATATGGCGCCTCGATCAAACGCCGCACAGTGATCGCCCGAGGCGTCCGGTCGGGTGGAGTCCAGCCCGGTGGCGGCGGTGCCACGCCGGTTGTCGCCGGCAGATTGAACTGGTCTTGGACGACCGTCAGGGTGATCTTGCCGTCGCCGAGGAAGTTGTCCTCGATCCGGCCGACCCTGACGACGGTTTCGGGGATCCCGCGCGGGGTCGAACGGATGAGGAACGGCTGGCCTGGGTTGAGGCTACGGGCGCGGCGGTCGAATACGCCTTTATAGCGCTTCAGGCCGGTTGTCTTCAGACGCATTTCCCGCTCACCGACTCGCCCGGCCAGCTCCCCGGTAGGCACGCCCAGGAACTCGACTTCCTCGGACGACCGCCGTCCCTGCGACGCGGCGACCGCGTTGTTGTTGACGATGACCTGCCGTTGCGCCCCGTCGATCTGATCGATGTACTTGACGATAAGCTGGCTCGGCGCGAGGGAAGTCGAGCCGGTCTTCTCCTGGGTGATCTCTAGGAGGCCGCTGTCCTCGTCGAACAGCGGCAAGTCTGCGACGTTGTAGTCGTCCCGCAGGAGCCGGATGCTGATCTGTCCCGTCTGACGGTTCGGGTAAACCTCAGCGCCGATATGCGATTTCACCGTCTCGCAGAAGTTCTTGAAGCTGTCGGACCGGGTCCACTCAAAGCACAGCCCGAAGCCTTCGGCATACAACGTGTCGGCAGCAGCCCGCCAGCTCGCCTCGTCCATTCTTGTGCGGGCCAGCCCCCGGAAGTCCCGGCCGGTGTAGACGAGATAAAGGATGTGCGCCGGGTTCATCGCCTTGATCTGACCGTCCGCTAGCCAGATGAACTGCTTTTCGGGATACCAGGGATTGCCGTCCCACAAGCGGTTTCCGCCCCGGACCAAAAATTCCCATGTCTTCGGATAGGGGTTCATGGAGGTTACCAAGCCGGAATAGAACCCAGTCGTTACGCCACGGAACGCCGGCACCAGGCCGCCGAGCATGGCCGCCAGGCGCGGCAGGACACCCTGGTCTTCTTCGCCGAACAGGATATCCAACGTTCCATCGAGCCCACCTTCGCCCTTGTCGCCGCCGAACAGGTTCGGGGCGTTGATGCGTACCTGACCGTTAGTAGTGATCGATCCTTTCCACGCGGTTTTTCCGCTTGCCCGGAGCGCGCATAGCTCGTCGATTTTCTTGCCTAGGGTGAAATGGATGTCGAAGAAGTATCGAAAGCCGACCGTTTGAGCCTTGGGTTTAGCGCCCATCAGCCACCTCCTGGCGTGCGTGCTCAACCAGCTTGAGCGCAAGCGCGTCGCCGGTCGCAATCAACTGATCGGCCTCGATGCCGTCCCGTAAGAACGCCATCCAGTCGAGGTGATGGCGCTTGAAGAACTCCCGCGCCTGGCGATGGCAGTAGCCCTGCCGAGTGGTCCAGGTCGGGACCGTATGTAAGTGCTGAGCCGTAACGATCATTTCTTGCTCCCCTTTGTCTTGATCGCCTTCGTTCGGTAGTTGCCTACAGTCAGCACCATCCAGGACTTCCTCCAGCACTGACCGAACACGGCGGCCAGTTCGTCGCCCTCGTCGCAGCGCGGGAAATCGATGTCTTCAAACGCTGTTGGCTTGGGCTTTTGCGGCTTCGGCGCCAAGGCTCTGGATAGGATGAACGACGCAGCCAGAATGACGAGATTGATTGTGATCGGGTCCATGGCCTACCTCACCAGACCTGGTCGCCATCGAACGGCGACTTGCCTTGCATCTTGTTAAAGCCCCGGAAATTCAGGATGTTGTCGAACTTTCCGGCGCAGGTTTCATCGAGCAGATCGCAGCCTGGATAGACCCGCAGTTGCCCCCCCGCCGGGACGCCCTCGGTGCCGCCCAGGATGTGCAGATCGGCCCCGGCGTGCCGCTCGATGTAGCGGCGGTCGTAGTTGTCGCCGTCCACCTGCCACTCCACATAGCCACCGGTAAACCAGCCGTCGGCATAGCCGGCGACCACTCCGCTGGAAATCACCCACGCGGACACGCTCTGCGGTGTCAGCGTCACTCGATACGGAATGAGGTTTACCTTGCAGCGGTGGTCGCCCAAGGTCGCCGTGCAGGTGCGGCAACTGGTATCGATCAAGCCGGGCTGGTCCATCAGTTCGTCTTCGGACACGCACGTTATGCGACTGCTGTCCACGGTCGGCCAGTCCACGTCGCCAATCTCCCCCACCCATGAAACCGCTGCCTCTGCGTCGCCGTAGTGCATGTCGTAGACGACCAGGTCGATGGCATCACTCGGCGATTTAGCCTTGTACAGCAGCGCGACATCGAGGTCGGCCGGCGCGGTGATGATGAACTGATCGGATTGCGGGTCGCCGGAGCAGATAATCCCGTTGTCAGTGATGCCGCCCTGGACCGTGCGGAAAATCTGGTTCTGGTAGGTGATGTCCCGGTCGCTGCTGTTGTAGCTCCAGCGGATCGCGCCACGGCTGAACTGGTACAGACGCACCGGCTGCCCATCCGCGAGCGAGCTTTCGCGGCTGTTAAAACTCATCGTCACGAACCCCTTTGAATGTCAGCGCGGCGGTTGCGACGCCCTCGCTATCGGTGACGTGCTCGATCTCGACCACGTCGCTGGCGGCACTACAGAGCGCCATGAAACAGATGCGCGCTACATCGGTCGGCTCGACCAGGCGGCCCAGGGCGGCGTCGATGGCCACGCGCTCGGTGTCGGCGTCCAGCTCAGTGCTGGTGAGGATGCGGCGGTGATAGACCGTGCCGTCGTACAGCTCGATACGGATGTCGCGACGGCCCGGCCGGCCGTTGGCGAAACGGGCATAGCCGATATTGCGCACGTCCAGCGCGGTGGCCAGCTGGGACACGGTTCCGACAAGCGTCAGGTCGTCGGCGTGGGTCGGCACCCATAGCGGTTTCTGCTGGCCGCGCAGCGCATAGACCAGGCTACGGAACGCCGACCGCTCGGCTCGGCCCATGCCGATCCACCGATGGCCGATGACGGGCAGCGCCATGCCGGCGACGTCGGTCACGCGGGGAATGGCGCTGCCGTTGTCCAGGGTGGACAGCAGGCGCTGATAGCTAGAGGTGAGGTCTTCGCTTTCGTCCGGGCGCTGCTCCAGCACTGGCCGCCCCCTGTAGGTCGTCGCCGGCATTACCTCGGGCCAGGCGCTGGGCTCCATCACCAGGAACGACACCCGCGCAGACTGTGCGGTATCGGTCAGCCGGGTCAGCGTGGGCTGTTCGGTCAGCTGCGCGGTGCGTACCGGGTACAGTCGCGAGCCAGTTACCCAGGTGGCCTGGACGGGGCGGACCAGGTCCAGGCCGACGGCGGTCACTGCCTTGACCTCGACGACCTCATAGTTGAAGGCGTCCTCGCCGCGCAGCATCGCTAGACCGCCGTCGCGGAAGTCGAGGCCGACCGTGTCGCACGGAATGCTCAGCGACCCGGCCGCCAGCGGCTGGTGGAGCAACTGGATATCAGGCCAGATCGGCAGCGCCCAAATGCGCGCGCCCCAGCCGAATAGCGTCATGTCCAGGAGCTGCCGCTCGCGGTCCACCGCGTACATGTTCGCTTCGAACTCCCGGCGCGGCGCCAGGCGCATGGCCCGGCGCTGGGTCACCGCCGATTCGCTTTGCAGGATATTTGTCGAGGCGCTGAGGCGTTCGACGATGCTGTCGCCCCAGTCCGGCGCGAACGTCCAGGCGATGATCCGGTTGCCAGTGATGACCAGGACCATGTCCGGCTCGCCCTGGAGCTTCCAGACGATCCGCGCATTGACTACGGGCGGACCGTCGGTGCCGATGCTGACCGTCCAGGTGCGTTCCTCCAGCGCGGCAAAACCCAGCGGCGGCGACGCTTGGCCAGACAGCGTGATGCCGTCGGCGGCTTCGCGGTCGATTGCGGTCAGCGTGCGCGGACTGAAATATGCGTTCCAGACTGATGCCGGTCGTATCTGGGTGCTGACGACGTTGCCCAGTTCCATTGCGGTCGGAATCAACCAGAGGCGGTTGTAGTAGTTCTCTTCCAGAGCGCTTTGGTGGACAGCCTGGTACGTCGAATGGATCACCTCTACCGGCTGATGCGCCCCATAGGCGCCGGCCCAGGTCGAGGCCGCGACCGCTGCAAGGCTGATGTCCTGGTTCAGCTCCAGGGCGTCGATATTCGGCGTGATGCCAGCAACGATCCCCTCCACAGGCTTCGGCACCTGGAACCCCGGAAACGTCGCCATCACTCGACCACCCGGAAGCAATAGCCGACCCAGGCGCTTGTGGCGCCGAAGTCGGTAGCGGTTCCGCGCTGGAGCAACGGATAGACGCGCCAAGTGTCGCTACCGACGACAAGCGGATCACCAGGCGCGAGGAAGGCCATGTTGCACAGCCCGAAGTCCGGCACCTCACCCACGTACCGCGAGCGCTGCTGAGCGCCGAACGCATAGATGGCGCATGGGACAGGGGTGGTCGAGCTGTTCAGCTCGTTTGCGCTCGCGTCGATCAGCCCCACATCGGGATGGTACTGACTGCTGTAGTTTCCGCGACCGGGTCCGACGACGCGCCGAGGGATGTTGGTTCTGTAGTCGAACGGCAGCCACTCCGGGGACGGCCCATCATCGAGACTATCCAGCCGCAACACGCTTCCGCCGTCGCTGTATTGAATGTGGTAGCCATCGAACGGATGCGACGACCAGTTGTTTGTCAGCGCCTGGCCAGGGGCATAGATGACCGAGCCGCAGACATACTGACCGCCCGTATAGCCGACGCCACGTTTGTTCAGGGAGCCGATCATCACCGGACGGAACTGCCCAGCTGCGATTTCGACGTGCAGGTGCAGATAAGCAGCGGTAGCGAACAAGTGGTAGCGGGTGAACGGCCCGCCGCTGAGCTGGGCAACGGTTGGTTGTTTCGACGAGTAGGGATTGTTCTGTACGGAATTGCCTGGCTGCGCGTTCCACGCCAAAGCGTTGTCGAACCCCGTATTGCCGGCGAGCTGCCATTGATTGGAACCGGCGTTGAATGACCAGTAGCCGTCGGCGTTGTGACAAAGCCATTCCGATGCCGAGGCGCGGTCGGTGACCCAGCCGAGGGTTTCAGCGTGGGTGCGCAGCTTTCCGAGCAGATCGGAAGGGTTGTTCGCAGTACCGGTGAAATACGCCATGTCAGTCCTTCCTGATTGCGTAGAGCCAGGGATTGCCAGACCGCCACGCCGTCTGGAAAACAACGTGATCGACTCCGTTCTCGGTGATGACGTCTTCGGCGCCGGAGTTGAGCGTTGGCACGTAGAAGGCACCGTCGAAGTCACCGAGGTACCGGCGTCCCTCTGTTTCTCGGGTCACGAACGACAGCGCCTTCAGGGGGAACTTGCTGAAAGAGTCTCGGAGCTGGTTGATCACGCTTTCGCCACCGCTGCCGGTGTAGCGACCGCAACCGAGCGGCAGAAGGGTCCGATTGTTGTAGTCGGATTCGTTGTTGCTGTTCGATGCGACGGTGAAGCCCAGCCAACGGCCCGCCGGGTCGCGGACATAGCAGCTTCGCTCCACCGGGCTGCTGATGCCCCGGTGCCGGTCGCTGACGTCTGACCAGCGAGTTGCAACGTCACCACGGTAGGAGCCCACGACGGCAAGCGGGTACGGATACTGCGACGGCGGACAGGGTGGCAGGATGAAGCCGGCGCCGGCCGACTCGTAGATCGTGCTGACCTTTACGACCATCCAGAACCGGCGACCATTGGCGAAAAACCAGTACGGCATGGGCTGGTTCCACAGCAGCGCCTGAACTCGCGGGCTGTAGTTAGCAAACGCGGTCCAGTAGTCGCCACTGGGCGGGATCGCTCCAGGATTGAACGCCGTGCCACCCATGAGCCGGACGTTGTAGTAGTCCAAGGCGGTATCGCCGTAGGACTGGATGCCCATGAAGATGCTGTCGGTGCCGCCCAGGCCGGGGGCGCGCAGGGTCACTTGGCGCACGGCGATGGCCGTGCCCGACGCGGGAAGGGTGTTGTCGAAAACCTTCTCGTAGGCCTGCCCAGCTGCGACCAGGTCCGGGCTCGCGGTGAGGAACTGGACCAGGCGCTCGACCAGGTCGGCGTGGTTGACGGCGGTGCCGAATTCGGTGGCCATGGGACTCCTAGATAATCTGCTTGACGGCCTGGCGGTTCTTGTTCAGCCAGACCAGGAAGTGTTCGCCGCCTTTGCCGGCCCACATGTCGGCCGCCATCTGATCCGTGTCCTGAACGGCGTGCAGGTAGATCGAGTTGGCGACCGAGGTACTGAAGTTCTTGGACGGCTCGGGCAGGTTCGCGCCGGCACGGACGGGGGCCGGCAGGCTGGGGGCGGGAATGCCGATCTGCCCGCCGGTTGCGTGACGGACAGGGTTTGCCCAGCCGGCCAGCGCGGCCATGCCGTAGCGGTTGAACTGTTCGAGAAATGCCAGGGCGCCGGGCTGTCGTACAACGGCGGCACGGGTCATGAACTCGTCGTTGGATGCCAGAATCGGGATACTGTCGCTGGTGCCTGTTCCTGGCCCCTTGATGTGCCCACCGGAGGCGAAACCAAACATGCCGGCGATGGAGGACAACCAACTGCCGCCGCCCGCTGCCGCTCCGGCCGCACCCGCACCACCCGCAGCAGCGCCCAGCCCTTGGACGCCATTGGCGGCTGCCAGCGACGCAGCGGCCGCTTGGATAGCAGCGGCCCCGGTCAGCAGCGAAGCGCCCGCTGTCGATAGAGCGCCTGCCGACGCGGTCACAGCCGCCGCGCCGGTCGTCATGCGGGTGTCCTGCTGGCCGCCACCAAACAGCCCCATGATGCCGCTGGACAGCGATTGCGCGAGGTTCTGCGCCGCCATGTTCACCAGGGCATTGAGTACAGCCTCGCCCAGCGACGTGATGGCGTCGCGCAAGTCCATGGTCCCGGAAGCCAGCCCCTTGATGGCGTCGGTAAAGCCGGTGGTGAGCCCGTCCCGCAAGGTGGTTTCGAGCAGCGTCGTGGTCTGCTGGAGGCGCGCCGCCTCGGCGTCCAGTTGGGCGAGCGACTCGGCAGCAGCTCGCCCGACCTCGCCAGGCTGGCGGGCCATCTGCTCCAGGATCGGCCGAATCTGCTGGAGCTTCTCGTAGGTCGCCCGGTGAATGTCCAGGATGCGCTGCCGGGCGTCCATTTCGTTGATGACGCCGGCATCCTGCTGGACGTTGACGGAAGACTCGGCGCGCTGCTGGTCGGCCAGCAAGTCGTCCATCTGCTGCTTGACGTCGTCCAGTCGGACCTTAGCCTCGGCGACGGGAATTAGCTTGTCGATCCAGGCCAGGCCGGCGTCGTTGCCCGCCTTTTCGAAGTCCCGCCGCATCGCGTCAAATTTCGTCCGAATCTCCAGCAGCCCCGCGTCAACGGTGCGCCCGGTCGCCCGCAGATACTCGGCCTGAAGGTCGGCATTGGCGCTTGCATTGGCATCGGCTTGGCGCCTCTTCTCGTCGGCATCGATAGCAGCAAGGGCAGCTTCAGCCCTGGCCCTTAGCGCCCCAGTGAGTCCTTTTTCGGCCAACTCGTAGGCGCGAACCTCGGCGCTATTCATACCCAGCAGGGCCGCCTGGCGTTCCAGCTGGGTGACGTAGCCCTCTTGGCTCTTGCGCAGTTGTTCCGACGTCTGAGCGCTCTTGCGCGCCGCCGCTTCAGACTGGCGCTTGGACTCGGCCTCGGCCTTGTTGGTGGCGTCCAGCTTCTGGTTGGCGGCGGCCTGATCCAGGATCTTCCTACCCAGCTCCGACGTGGCGTCGATACCTTCCTTGCGCAGGTAGTTTAGGGCTTCTTCTGTCGCGGTGAGGTTCTGGAGGCGTTCGTTCTGGCGCTCCAGGTTCTCCAGGTACTGCTTGCCCTCGCGCACGTTCTTGAAGCGGTCGCCGGCTCGCTCTGCCTCAAGCCTGCGCAGGGCTCCGGTCAGCGCCTGTACCCGTTCGTTGGCTTCGTCCAGGCTCGGGAGGTCCATGCCCGGCACCGTAGGAACGTCCGTGTCCTGGAGGGCCTCGGCACGCTGCTGTATCTGCTCGGCCTCGGCCAGTTGCTGCTTGATCTGCTCGATGCTCTTGCCGAGCTGGTCGTAGTTGGCCGTCTTCAGGTCACCCAGGTTCAGCGCCTGGATGATGTTCCGCGAGGCGTTGCGGATGCGGACGCTAGCCGACTCGGTTGCATTGGCGGCACGGTCCATGCCGGACTCGGCGTCACTACCGAAGTCCAGGAACGCCGTGGCCGCAATGGCAATCATCGAGATAACGCCGATGGGACCGCCCAGGAACCCCAGCAGCCGGCCACCGACCGCCGTCACTGTTCCCATGCCGCGAGCCAGGAAGCTGGATGCCGCAGCGGCGGCCGCAGAGGCGATATTCGCGTTGTTCGTGGCAACCGTCAGGGCCTGTTGTGCCGAAGCGGCGGCCGCGACTGCGGCGGTCCTACGCTGATAGGCGGCGGTGACGGCGGCCGAAGACGCCAGCGTCGTGGATGCGAGCGCCGCCTCTGCGGCCTGGACCTGCCTGATAATGGCCGCTTCGGACAGCCGTAGCTCAGCCAGGCGAGCGAGGGACTGCTGCCGACCAATATCGGTGATCTGCGCCTGAAGCCTGGCCTGCTCCAGCGTGCGCTCCGCGACCAGGGCGGCCTGGACGTCCCGAAGGTTCTGGAGGCTGGCGGCCTGGCGGGCGCGGCTGGCAGCCACCTCGGCCTCTGCCGAGGCGACAGCGGCCTTGGCCCGTTGTAGCTCCTGGGCAGCGGCTCGCTGGGCCGCCACGGCGGCGCCTTCGTCGGCCGTGGCTTTCTGAGCGCCGGCGATGGCAGCGGCGCGGCTGGCCGCCGCGTTGCTGAGCCAGGTAGTGGTCAGCCCGGTGATGGCCGCCACCGCTCGCCCGGCTGCCGTCACCATCACGGCATCCAGGGCGGTGCCCAGTAGCTCGGCGTTATCGCTCAGGCCGTCCATGACATTGGCGACCCCGGAAATGGCACCGGCCAGCGCTTCGCCCGCACCTCGGCCATTGGTGAACTCACCTACCAGGCGAGTGAACGCATTCTCCAGTTCCTGGACTGCCATCGAAACGGTCTTGATGCGGGTGGCGAACTGATCGTTCACGCCGGCCGCCGCATTGCTCAAGGCGTCCACCAGGACGTCAGCCGTCAACTGGCCTTCGTTCGCCATCTTGCGAAGCTCGCCGATATTGACGTTGAGGCCATCGGCAATTGCTTTCAGCAGCGCGGGCGCCTGCTCGCTGACCGAGTTGAATTCCTCGCCACGCAGAACGCCCGACGCCAGAGCCTGGCCAAACTGGACCAGGGCCGCCTCGGCGCTCTGCGCACTGGCGCCTGAAATCGCGATGGACTTGGCCACCGTGTCAGTCAGCGATGCGACTTGCCGCTGGCTGATGTTCAGCCGGTCGGCGTTCTGCGCGAAACGCTGGTAGACGGTGGCGGTGGAGTCCAGCGCGGAGCTGGTCAACTGAGCGATGCGGTATACGTCATCGGTCACCGCCGCCAGTTGAGCCTGGGTGCTGGTGACCAGGCGCAGCCGGTTCTGGAGGTTGGTCCAGGCGTCGGTGGTCTGGATGATCTCCCGAATGCTGAACAGCGCCCCCAGCCCCAGCGCAGCGGCCTTGATGGAGGCAGCAAGGGCCGTCATGCCGCCACCGATGCGCTGGGTGGCGGCATTCAGTTGGTCAGCATCCCGCGCGGCTGTCCTGGTGCTCTGGCCCAGTTCATCGACATTACCGTTCAGACGACGCAGCGCGTCCTGGGCGTCGTTCAGATCGGCGCGAATGCGGAGGGCCAGTGTCAGCTGCTGATTGTTCGCCATCTCAGGATTCCAACTCGTTGAGGAAGGCGGTGGCTTCCTTGCCACCGGTCATGCCAAACATCACCGCCCGAACCTCTCGGGCCTGCTCGCGCCTCTCAGCGGCCTGCGCTTCCTTCCAGTAGAGGATCAACTGCCGCCCGGTGTAGTGGCCGAGGGACTCGCGACAGTGCCCGGCGCGGACGAGGTCGGCGAAGATTCGGCCCCAGGTGGCGAGCTGGCCAGTGCCATGGCCAGCAGGCGTGGCCGCCAGAGCCGTCGCACGAAAAAACCGTTGTTCACCGTCCACCAGGTCAGTACCAGAGCTTCGCCGTCATCTGCCGGCAGCGCGTCCACCCAGTCCACGGACTGGCCGCAACTGATGGCGAGCAGCTCGCGCAGCGCGTCAGCGTGCCGAGCCAGGGCGTCGAAGATGACGTTGATCGATTCCGGTCCGTCGAGCTGCTCCGGGGGAACTGCCGCCAGGGCATCGGCCAGCGGAGCGAGCAGATGGTTGTGGCGCAGTTGCTCACTGAAGGTCAGTTCGCGCACGGTTACCTCGACGCCCCCGACCGCCAGTTGACGGTCGGGGAACAGAACGCCCAGGCTGTCGTCGGGCGCCGAGTCGGCCGGCTGGCCGCGAGGATTCACAGGCTTCTTCCTGGTCATGGCATTAGCCCAACTGGATAATGCGGCCGAAGCGCCCCAGGTCGCCGGTATCCGGCTTGCTGGTGTCCAGTAGGATTCCGCCACTGATCTGCATACCGGCGACAGTGTTGCCGTCGCTGATCAATGCCAGCTCCTGAAGCGGATCGGTTGCGACTTTGAACAGCTCGACGATAACCGGCGCGCCGCCTTCGGCCAGGTTGATGCCCTTGTAGCGCAGGGCGATGGTCGGCTGCGGCGCGGTAAACATGCCTACCTGGCGGGTCGCGGCATACTCGTAGGCCGCCTTGAACGGCTGGGTCGGGGCCGGCGTCGGCAGACCCAGCAGTTGGACCTCACCGTAGGCGCCATCGGCTCGCAGGGCGTAATACTGCGGGTCGAGGGGCACCGGAGTGCTCGCGCTGTCGGTGATGACCAGCTCGCTGACGCCCGGATTGGCCAGGCGGATTACATCACCAGCCACCAGGTCGGCGGGGAGCGACTCACCCGTCACAGAGCCGGCCGCCTTGGTCACGACCTTGCCATAGAGGGTGAGCGCCAGGTTATCCGGGTCGATGCTGTGCAAGGTCATGCTGACGGTGGCGGTCTTGCCGATGGGGAAGCTTCGGACCAGGGCTTTCTGGCCGCTGTAGCTTTCCTTGTGCTCGACCTTCTCGACTGCGAGCTGGATGCTCATGGCCGAGACATCTTGAATCCAGCGCCATTTGCCGAGAACGCCGTTGACGATAGGCGCGGCGTCAATCTCGCCTTGCCCGTAGAAATACGTTTCCTGTGCCATGTGAGGCCTCCGTAGGAATCAGATGTTGCGCATTACTTGTCGCGTTTCTCGTCGGCCTTGGGCTCGGCGGGAATCTTGGTGATCAATTGACGGCGCAGCAGGAACTCGGCATCGGCGCGGCTGACTTCGATCTCGTCGCCCTGCGCCACCGGCTTGCCGGCATGGGTGTGATTGGGTTTCTCGGCGGTGATGGTGACCTTCACGGTTTCCATGATTTGATCCTCGGGTAGACGAACCTGGCGGTGAACACCAGGGGGAAATAGAAGTAGCCGCTGGCGTAGGTGACAGGAGACTGTCGGGCGCTGCGCGCCAACGGCGCCACATCGATGGCTGGAGCCCATCCGGTCAGTGCCTTGACTAGCCGTCCCAGCAGCGGTCCTGCCTCTCGGCGCGCTCCTTCGCCGGAGTTCGACGAGTCGGCGTAATGCACCACCAGCACAACCGCCCATTGCTGGCCGATGGCCTGAATGGCGCGCCTGCCCCCTTGGTGATCCGCTCCGGTGCCTATTTCGTCGCCGAGATAGACGACATAGACGCTGGGGGCGGGCTGGTCCTGCTCACTCAAGGCCGCCAGATCGGGCACCCCGGAAACGATGGCCAGCCCAGGAACCTCTGAGCGGATACGCTCGATCAGCAACGGTTCCAGGAACAGGTAGTCGAACGGGTCGCTCACCAGTCGGCCCCCCAGTCGTTACGGCCTTCGCTTATCTGCACCGTATTGGCTACGGGCGCCGGCTTGCCATCAGCGTCCAGGGCCAGACTCAACTTGCCGTTGGCGATGCCCGACAGCAGCTTTCGCAGATGCTCGGCCGTTTTGTAGACCGGGTTCTCTTCCTTTAGAACGATGTGCAGATTGGCGTAGGCCAGGCCACAGGCAATGCGTTTGAGCGCTGTTGGCACGCTGGCGAGCGGTAACTGGTATCGGCCGTGCAGATGCAGGTCGATTTCTGAGTCGGCATCAGCGATGGCGCGATCCACGATCACCGTGTCGATGGTTGTGGCCGGTTTATTGACGCGGTCACTCAGCTCGCGGATTTTCTGCTCGCTGTACTGCTCGATCAGGTCGGCCAGCGTGCAGTAGCTCACAGCTGCGACTCCAACTGTTCCAGGACGTCGAGCGCCTCGCGGCAGTCGGCGGCAACCTGGTGCTGCAACTCGGCCTGAGCGGCGTCACCCTGAGCCTCGCTGATTGGAGCGTTGTGCTCGGCGATCTGCGCGGCGATGTCCAACTGGGCAATGGCGTGATTCATCACTCGCCCTCCTGGTTGCCGGAAAAGGTGCAGCGCTCGACCTTGAGCAGCGGGTCCGATTCCAGAGCCTCCAACTGCTCGTCGCTCAGCACGCCGTCAGCGAAGCCTTGGCCTTCCTTGTCGAAGCAGAAACCCGCTCGGCAACGGCGCTCGACGGTGGCCCGAACAAAGACGCCCTCGACCTCGTCCGAGGCGCTGTCTGGCTTGGTGGCGGGCGTCTCGGGTGCGGTGGGCGAAGCGTCGTCCATAGAGTCCGGCAGAGTGTCGTCCTTGGGCTTCTCGGTCGCCGGAGCAGTTTGGGGCTTGGCGGCGGATGCCTCGGGTGCGGTGGACGAAGTGGCGTCCGTGGAGCCCGGCAGAGTTTCGTCCTTGGGCTTTTCGGTCGCCGGATCGGTCTTGGATTTTGCGGTGGTCTTGGCCGCAGAGTTCTGGCGTGCCATGTCGTGTCTCCTGTAGCTGGAAGAAGGTGGCCATCCTTGGCCTGGCAGGCGTTCCGTCTGGGGGCTATCAGTTGAGCCAGGCGGTATCGAGTACCTGGACCAGTTCGAAGTTGGGGTTGTCCGCGCCATTGGCCAGACGTTGCACCCCGACCACTTCCTTGGCCTTGGAGCGCAGAGTGGTCGGCACCACCAGCAGGTTCGGACGAATGTCCAGCGGACGGCCGCCGTCGGCCTTCTGGTTGCGCATGGCGTCGTAAACTTTCTCGAAGTTGACCTGGTTCAGTTCTTCGGTGGACATCGCCGCCAGTTGCCAGAAGCCGAAGCCGACGTTGCAGCGGGAGCGCACGCCGTAGCGGTACTCGTCGGCCATGAAGACCTGCTCGTCGTCTTCCTTGGTCATCGAAGTGAACGACGGTTTCATGCGCTCCTGGTAGATCAACGGCTTGAGGCTGCGGCTGGTGTCGAGCAGATACCAGGCCGCCCCCGGATCAGCGGCCGGCGCGAACAGGTTGCTAACGGTGGTCGCCGTGCCGGTGCCATCCACGTTCGGATAGACCGGGTGATCGGTGTCGAAGAAGTTTTGACCGTCGTAGCAGAGATTGGCGTTGCCGGCCTTGAGCAGGGCGAAGACCAGCTCGTCGGGATGCGCGCCGGCAGCACGCCCCATTTCCTGCATGAGCGGTCCGTAGACGCCGAGGTTGTCGTCCTCGATGTCGGTACGTTTTACGCCCACGGTCGATTCGAAGAGCTTGTTGGTGATCTGGTAGCCCTGGGCCGCCATGTCCTTGATGACACGCTGACCGATCCACTCGCGCAGCTTGGGGAACTGCCCCAGCCAGCCATAGGTGTTACTGGCGGTGGTGGACGGAATCACCGTAGCAACCTGGAGGTAGGTGCTGGGTGCCGTCGCCAGGGCGTCCTGGAAGTGCTTCTGGAACGAGGTTTTCAGTGCGCTAATCAGCGCCGGAGTAATGATGGCCATGGGTCAGGCTCCTTTTGCCTTGGCGTAGTCGGCGGGGCTGATCCCGGTCAGACGGGCGGCCTCCATCTCGGCGTCGGTGAGGTTGTGGGTGTCGCCCTCCGGCTGGCGGCCTTGCAGGCGGGTCAGCGCGGCAATCGGCGCGGCCTTGTCCAGGTACGCCTTGAGCTGGCCGATGTCCTTACCGCCCAGGTCGCGTGCCCACTGCTCCAGGGAGGGCAGCAGGCGACCGTCCTGGAGCGCAGCACCGACCAGCCTGTCCAGCTCGCCACCATTGAGGCGTGCGGTCAGAGCGGCGATTTGCTCCTGGAGGTCCGTCACAGCTTCCAAGGGCACGAACTTGGCCGGGTCGGGTTTCTGACTCGGGTCGGCCTTTTTCAGTTGGCTGGTGGCGGCGGCGATCTGCTCGACGCTAGCGTCCTTGGCCAGGCCGAGGGTTTCGCGCAGCGTGGCCAGGCTGGCCGCCTGTGCGTCCAAGGCCGGCTTGAGCGCGGTCAGGGCGGCGATGGCTTCGGCCTCGGTCGCCCCTTCCTTGAGCGACAGCGCCGCGATGATGGCTTTCAGGAGTTCATCCACGGAGGTTTCCTCTTGGGTGGGGTAAAGGCCAAAGGTGGCCGCCGCTCGGCGGGCGAGCGGCTCCATGCCATCGATGGCGGGGTCGTTGGTGATGGCGCCCATCAGAATCGACAGGACCGTGCCGTCCGGGGCGTAGCTGAAGACCGGCGAGAAGTAGAGGTACTCACCGTCCTCGATCATCCGTGCGGCGCGGGCGGTGTATTCGACACGGCCCCACAGACCGGAGCCTTCGCGCCATTCGAAATCGAGGAAGCGGCCAGCAGCAGGCGCCGGCTGGCCGTTTTCCTCTTTCTTGAGGGTCTGGTGCTCATAGTCCAGGACAGGCGGTGTCTTGCGTGCCCTGGCCCGGTCGATCACGGCGGCGGCACTGGCGGCATCGATCCTCCAGGCCGGCACGTCCATGGGGCGCCCGTCCGTGGGCCGGAACTCACCAGCTGGAGTGACTTGAATCCAGGCGCTGCCATCCTCCAGCTGGGGAAGCTGGAACGAGCAGGCGGCGATGGCAACGAGTAGGCGGTTCTTTTCCATGCCGCCAATGGTGGCGACGGTAGAAAGCAGCGGTCACATGAAGGGGTTCAACGACTGCGGAAACCGTCCGGCGCCATCTTCTGGCCAAACCCTGGCACACGAATGGCGCTGGAGCGATTTCTAACGGGGCTCTAACGGGGTTAACGCACCGACTCTGATGCGAGGTAGCGGCTAACCCCGCTTCGGCGCGTGTGGTGCGTTTCTAGCGCTGTCGCGATAGCGCGGTGATAACGAGGTCCAGAATGGACTGCCGAGCGCCGGTCGCCAGTTGGCCGTTTTCGTCGAACGGCAGATACCGCCGTGCAGGAATTTCGACCTGGTGACCCCGGCCGGCGTCGCCACCAAATTGGTGGATGGCCGCATAGACCAGGTTGGACCCGATTCCCGCCTCGTTGCGATCCGCCCAGGTCGTGACCGAGCGAGCCATGGCGTTTGTGACCTGGAGGATCGGGTGGGGACCACGCCCCTTAGCCTCGCGAGCGGCGACGGTCGCGGGGCTGAGCTGCGGCCAGCCCGGCCCCTCGTCCAAAAAGGCGAACTCAGTTTCCGCGAGCAGCTCGGCAGCGATGCCACGCATGACCGGCAGCGTATCGGTCACCGAGCGCATCAGCACCGCCAGGCGCTGGCGAACCTCCTGGTCGTCCAGCTCGACGTCGATCCTGGTTGTCATTAGCGCACTCTCCTGTAGCGGCCCGTCGCCAGGCCATCCTGGATGCTATCCATGGTGATCTCCATAACCTGGCCGACATTTTCCAGTTGGCCGGGTCCGTATATCTCGCCGCGCAGACGGATAGCCAGGGCGGCACCATCGGCCTGGACGACGTAGACCAACGACTCGCTGCCGCGCTCCCACAGCACAAGGTCAGGCCGGGCGAAGCGCTGCGGCAGGTTGGCGAGCTGCTCGCGAGCGACGGCGCTGTTACGAATCGCGGTATCGCTGGTGGCGACCACGCCAGCGCGCAGTTGAGCGCCCTGGGCGACGGCGTAGGTGACATCGGTCGGGTCGAGCACGCCGATGGACATGGTCTGTCCCTGGGGGGACGCGGCGCGATCTACGAAGGCCTCCCAGGCGCGCTGGCGGACCGGGTCCAGCAGTACACCCCGTACCTCGTCGATAGCAGCCGGTGCCCCCAGGGTACGCTCGGCTTTGTCGTACAGCACCTGGTCCATCAGGTGACTCTGTACGGGACTGCCGTCAAAGCCGGCATCGGGACGGAATTGGATCTTCCGCCCGGCCCGGTCGGTCGTCTCCAGGGTGGTCAGGGTCTGTTCCCGAATCTCCCCCGTCCGCTTGTCAACCCCAGTTTCGACGGTGACCTGCCCCGTCCGGCCGAGGCTGGACTCGACGGTCAAGCCGCGACGGCGGACAGCGGCCTCCGTCAAGGCAACGATCCGGCACCGGCAGTTGTAGCCATTGGGCGGGGTGATGTGCTGCCAGATCGGATCGTCCCACCTGAACACTTTCCCATGCAGGGCGGCATGGCTGGGTCGGGTAACGCCGTCCATCACCGCTACATACATCCAGTAAGGGTGGGTTTCCCTCGCCTCGTAGGCAGCCGCGTAGCGCCCTGCCATGTACGCCGACTGCATGTTGGTCTGGTAGATGGTATCCAGGCGGCGCGGGCTGCCCAGTTGTGCGACCTCGGCGCCGCCATCCGGCGCGACCACCACCTGGCGACCCCACCAGCCCTTAGCCTCCAGGGTCGGCCGCAGGTTGCGCTTGAAATCTCGTAGCGTTTCGCCGCGCTCCAGGTTCTCGACCAGGGCGTCGCGAATGTCCTGGAACACGTCCAGGCGTGCAGCTCTGGCAACGGTCAGAGCGCGGGCGTGGGTGGCCGCGTCAACGTCATGCCAGTTCCAGGTGATCGCGAAGCCCTTGCGCTCCAGGTACTCGATGGCGGCGGCCGGCCGCAGGGCGAAGATGGCCCGCAGATCGGCCTCGGTCGGAGCGGCCATCAGTCGATCCGGTCCAGGTTGCCGTGGAGGCGGCCCCAGGTATCGGCGGCGAACAGCAGCCGGTGGAGCGCGTCCGTCAGGGCGCTGTCATCCATGTCCGGGAACGCTTCGGCGAGGGCGCCGAGTAGTTCGGTTTCGCTGTCTCCGCGGTTGACCGCTTCCAGGAGCGGGGCGAGCAGGTCGTTGGCCTGGTTTTGCATGTCCTTCGCCGGCAGGTCAGCCAGCGCCTTGTCCAGGGCCTGCTGATCGCCATAGCGCGGGCCTACGATGGTGGCCAAGGCCGCCACCCGTTGTCCATGCTGGCGGCTCAGGATCGCAGGCTGCGCAGCCGAACGCAGAACTGGCTCATTCTTGGCAGGCTGCGGGATGCCGAGCTTGTCATAGACCCAGGCACTGGGAATCTCCAGCCCCACGTTGACCAGTGCCGGAATCGACTGGGCCATGTTGGTGATGTCGGCTTGCTCGCGCAGGTCGAAGACTAGGCGCGGCGCCCGGCGCACGTCGGGACTGCCAGGACGGTTCAGTACCAGGAGCGGCCAGAGCAGATCGCGGGACAACGTGGCCGCCAGTTGGCGGGCATCGGATGCCAGTAGGTCGTGCCGAACCTCGTTATGCACCTGGCCCAGGGCAAAAGCGCCGCCGCCTGACTGGCTGGTGGTGCTGGTCAGGGTGCCGCCCAGGACCGCCTTGGATATGGCGTCTTCGCTTTGCCGCATCATCGCCAGGAACGGCTCGCTGCTACCCTGCGCGGCCTGCTGGAAGTCGATGGCCATGGTTTCGGGGATGATCCCTGCGGCAGCATGGCCCAGGCCGGTAACGGCCCGCAGCAAGGTTGCCTTCTCCTCGTCGGCAGTACCTGGCGGATATTTCCCCAGCCGGATCGGCAGGCCATAGATTTCCAGCATTTCCGCCAGGTCGGAGGTGGCGTAGTGGCGGAACAGGTACGGCCAGGCCAGCACGCGGAACAGGCCGCTGCGGGCCACATAGCCGGAGCGCGCACGCGGCCGGTGAATGATCCAGCCGAAGGGCTGCAAGGCTTCGCCGGCCGGGCTGTTGTCGCGCAGCCGCAGATCGTTCTGGTCTTCGGGGTTGAGCTGGAACCAGCTCTGCGGTCGGTGGTGGAACGCCAGCGGCATCCACTCGCGCCCCTGTAGCGCCCACTCCAGCTCAATGCAGCTGTAGCCGTGGCCGATGCCGTCCAGCGCATCGAGCAGCAAGTCCTCCAGTCCTTCCAGGTCGAGCAACAGCTCGTGCAGGTAGTCGGCATCGGCTTTCTCGGCCGCCGAGGCGTTACGCGGGGGCTCGACCGCCCAATCCAGGCCAAGGATTGCGCGCTTTCGCTTGCTCATTTCGGCGAACAGGTGGGCGTCGCGCTCCTCCATGTCCATGAACAGTTCGGCTTGGGCTTGGAGGTTGCCCTGTTCGGCCTCGACCAGGATGCGAGCCAGCTTGGCCGGCGTCAGCCCCTTGGCCGGGTGCTGGGCGAACTCCTTCGCCAGGCCGGCCAGGCGCGAGGTCTGCGGCTCGCGCAACTGCTGGGTTCGGATCGGGTTACCGTAGACGTCAACGATTTGTGCCATGTGTAGTACCTACCATGCGCCGCCGAAGCGGCCGCCAGTGTCAAAAGAATCGTCAAGGCCGGGCGCGTATTCATGCCGGCGTTTGACCAAGGTCGCCTCTATCGGCGCGAACCCCGTGGTGGCCAGCATCCAGAGCATGTGCAGGGCGTCGGGGCCATCGTCGTGGTCTGCGGCCGGGAAGTGGCGCAGCTGTTGTTCCAGGACGGTCTGGCTGGGGTGCAGACGGATTAGGCCGTTGGCCATGTGCGGCTGGAGGCTTTCGATTCGCAGCAACTTGTCGGCGTGTGGCGTGATCGCTCGGGCGGGCACCGGGCAGCCAGCCTTGGCCGAGCGCTTCACCAGCTCGGTGCGCAGGAACTCCTGGAACTGGACCGCCTCGACGCCCCACACCAGGCAGTGATAGGCCCGTTGCATGGCGATGATGTCCTCGATGATCTTGTCCGGCAGGCGCTTGCGGATGGCAGCCTCGACCACGTCCAGGACGCCTGTTTCCCGATTGAACCCACCCACCAGGATGGCACTGGGGTCGCGACTGGAGCCTTGCTTACCCAGGGACGGGTCGCACGCGCCGTAGAACATCCACTGCGCCAGGCGGTTGACCCAGAACGTGATGCAGGCGGCGAAGGGGGCGTTCTCGCCCTGGACAGGGTCGTTCTGCTGTTCCGAGTCGAACGCCGAGTGCCCATCGCGGGCACGCTTCACCATGAGTTTGTAAAGGGGCTGCCCATCCGGCCAGCAGATGATCGCGCCGTCCTCCATGGCGGCGGCGCGTTCCTGGTAGAAGGCCAGAGCGGCGGCGCCCTCGTCGTCGGAGTTGAGCAGCAGTTCCTCCCACTTCTCCCACAGGTCCATGCGGTGCGGCCATTCGATGATCGCCTTGAACTTGCGCCGCTTCCACAGAGGGTTTTTCAGCAGGCGCGACAGGACCGAGTCGTAGTGGAGGATGGTGCCGATGATGATGACGTCCATGGTGTCGTCGGCCGAGCCGAGGGACAGCACGGTCTTTTTCAGCCAGTTTTCCAGCTTGTCGCGCTGCTCCGGGCTGCGGACGTTCTCGTCGTTCTCCAGGTCGTCGCCGATCACCAGGTCAGGACGATGCGGGCCGTGTCGAAGACCACGCATCCGCTTGCCGGAGCCGAAGACCTGGACCTTGGCATCGTTCGCCGTAACGATGGTGCCGACCTGCCAGACGCGGCCCTTGCCGGCGCCCTGGGGGAAGTCCATGGCCAGGCGCGGGTTGAACTCCAGTTCCGCCTTGATCGCCTCCAACATCGTGGCGGCCTGTTCGAAGGCATCCATGATGATCAGGGGGTAATGCTTGCGGCCGGTGAGTACGCACCAGATCACGAATATCTGGCTCACCAGGGTGGACTTGGCATTACCACGCGGCGCCGCAATGGCTTCGTGCTGGCCGTCCGGGTGGTCCACCAGCTCGGGTAACCGCTTGTAGAGGTAGTCGTGGAGCAGCGCGTTACCGCGCTTCACGTAGTGCGGGAAGTAGGTCCGGGCGAAATACTCATAGTCCGCGCTGGCCCGTTCACGCCGGGCGGCGCTGGCCTTCGGGTCGGGGTCGAAGCCTGCGACCTCGGCCTCGATCTGGCGGCGAAACTGGACGGCAAGCTCGGTCAGCTCGGAAAGGAAAGACTTGGCTTTCACGTTAGTGCCTCCGACCGCATAGCCGTGCCACTTGGCACAACCAAGAGGCGAAAGCGGCCGGTGTCGCTTCTCGCTCTCTTGCGCTTACCTCGGGTCGCCAATCGGGATGTCCTTTCCGCTTTCGAGTACCGTCTGGCAACAGTCGGCATTGGGCAATGACGTGCGAAGCTGGGCCTATACGAAACGGTATCGCAGGCAGTTCCGAAGGCTCGCATCCGACGATGTAAAGACGGGTCGCTTTCTCTGCTCGGTGACCCCACCACCATTGAGACACAACAAGGGTCCAGCCCCCCCAATCGTCCCGCTGACCTGGTTCTGGCAGTGGTTTCTCCCTCCACAAAGCGGACCTGGCTGGGTGCTCTAGAACACCCCCATAGCGTCGAATCTGGTCAACGGCCCACAACGCCAATTCACGCTCGCCATCGACGGGCTTCGCAACATGGCGGAAGGTGCCCCATGACCGACACGGGGGATGTGCCACAATTGGCGTACCTCCTGGCCATTTCCTGGCGTCTCGCTCGATGTCCCACACGTCACATCCTGACAGGCTCTTGTAGATGCTGTCGTGCCGGGCGAAGAGAACTGCAACGTCCATCATCCAAGCTCCTTCGCAATGACCTCGCCGAACGGCTCCAGTACCTCGGCGAATGCCGGGGCGTGCTGCGGAAACCGCTCACGAATGAAGCTGGCCAGGCGCTGGAGCACCTCCATAGCGGTAGCCAGCGCTGATGTTTCGGGCAGAACACGCTTTGACGCGCTGACCGTCTTGTTGTAGGCGTCGGCCAGGCTGGCGAGCAGTTGCACCTTCACGGCGGGCTTGATGTCCGCGTCTACCTGGACGGCCTCCATGGTGGCCTGGAACTGAGTCACCAGGCCGGCCAGCACCTGGCGCGCAACGTCCTCCAGTCCGCCACCGGCCAACAACTGCGCCGATTGCGCCTTGTCCCAGTCGTCCCCCTCGGCTTCCGCCTGCTGTTTCCAGCGGCGGGCGGTGCCGTAGGAGACGCCGAACATGGCGGCCGCGACCTCCAGGGACTGGCGGTCGAGGACGTAGGCGCGGCGCAGGGCGTCGCGGGTTTCCTTCGGGTGCGCCATGGACTACCTCAGATACCGAGCTTGATACGCGCCGCGAGCAGGCCGCAGGCAACCAGGCCACCCGCCAGCGCGCCGGCCGCCGAGCCGTACAGCACGGCCTTACGTTCGATCTGCGGGAATCGGTCCTCGAAGCGCTCCAGGCGGCCGTCGATGCGTTGCAGCAGTTCGAACTCGGGAGAGGCTTTCTTTTCGGTCATCGGATCAGTCCTTTTGAAGGTGCCGCACGGTGTCCCAGTGCAGGCCGGCGCAAACGCCGTATTGGTCGTAGAGTTGTTTGAGGGCAATTGCGGCGGCATCGGGGCTGTCATCAGTCACCGCCACTGGGGTCGGGCACGGTTGAGCCAAGGCCGCCGGTAGTGGCCTGGGCGGCACGTTGACGGGCGGTTTCGAGCTGCTGCATGACGCCAGCAGGAAAGCGGCAGGCAGCGCGATCAGCAGCGGTTTCGGCCAGGGCATGGCGAAGCTCCCGAGTAGTTTGTTGGTCGCTGTCGGCCCGCTTGGCCAGGCGCTGGAAAAGAGCCGCGCTGGTGTCCTGGACCGTCTTCAGTTGTGCCGCCGATTGCTCCAGGACGTCGCGATATGCGCGGGTCTGTGCGTCGGCGCAGGCGGCGCGCCCATCGGCCAGGCCAGCCTCGCGACCGCCCCACCAGCCGGCCGTCCAGATCATCACCAGGAGCACAAAGACAATCAGGTCGGCGCGCCAGGTCATGGCGATTTCTCGACGCTGAGCTGGACCTGGTAGGAGGCAACGGTCTGCATGAAGCCGTAGGCGAACGCCCCACCCAGGCCATAGGCGAGGCCTGCGGCACCAATTGCCATGAAGGCCAGAATCACGACGCGGGCCAGCAGGTCGCGGAGATAGAGGCGTATCCAGAGCCAGCGATTGCCGGGGTCTTCACGGCAGATCGCGAACAGATCGCTGAGGCTGATTCCGCTGGGGCGCTGCATCACAGCACCTCCCGCACGGCCTGGGCGATCTGCTCGGCGCTGTAGGGCTGCTGCCCGTTTTCCTGGTGAATGATGGCGGTCACCAGGGCGACCAGGGTGGCCTGGTCCAGGTGCAGGCTGGCCTGCGGCGGAACTCCCATCGCTCGGGCCACGGCCGAGGCATAGGCGCGGGTGTTGTTTTCGTTGGATGGCGCCCAGCGTGCGATCAGCGATTCGACGGTGCGCAGGCCATAGACCTTGCGGTAGTTGAGCAGCAGCTTTGCCAGGGCGCGGATGCCGTTATGCGCGGTGTCGAAGCGGGCGAATCGGGGCTCGATCTTCGGGTTGTGCGGGAGCTGGCCCTGCCAGTTGTTGCGTGCCGACCAAACGATGTTGCCGGGGTTGTTGTTGCGGATGCCGCGAGGTTGAAGGGCCATCAGTTGTTCTCCAGTTTGCGTTTTATCCACTGGGCGAACGCGCCCAGCCATGATTCGCCGTCCCGCTCAAACAGGCGCAGGGCTGCACCGATCAGCCACCAGGCAGGCAGACCGGCAATCACCAGGAGCGGAGCGGAAACGAACAGCAGGCCGACCGCTGGCTCCAGCTGGTAGAGCCCGGCCACCACATGGGCCGACTCGAACAACTCGGGGCGCTTGGAGTGCAGGTAAACCACCAGGATTGGGCCGAAGACGCTGGACGCGACGATGGTGCAGAACAGCCGGGCGAACCCCTCTTTCATGGTTCGGGGCCACAGGACCAGGAAGCCCAGGGCGGCAGCCAGGGCGCCCGCGCTTATGTGGATGCCGAACATTTTCAGCAGCGCGGCGCTGCCGGCCGAGGTGGATGCGGGATCAGGCATTTGGTGCTTCCGTTGCGAGCGCTGCCCGAATTGCGGATAGGTGCGCATTGCCTACCTCCGGGGCGGACTTGGTGTAGTTGGATATGCGGAAATCGGTGTCGGTGACGCGGGGAGCAGGAGGCGGGCCGCGCCGGATCGACTCGGCGCGGTGGTCCATCATCTGGCGATACGCCTTGACCTTCGCGAAAGCGTCCTCAACGTGCGCCCGAACAAGCGGCTGCCAGTTGACCGGGCAGGCTGCCAGCAGAGCGTTACGACGCTCGCGGCTGGGCTCGGCCAGGATGGCGGCGGCGTAGTCGCGGGGGCTGCGTAGAGACGTTGGGGGGCTAGATGTGCTCATGCCGCCATCGTGGCGGCGAGTGCGACGCGGGATTAGCGGAAGGGGTTCAACGGCTGAGACAGGATCGGCGCGGAGACGCCGGCCGGGGCGTTGCGCCCCGGCTTAGTGGAACAGGGTGGATTGCTGCGGTGCCGGCTCGCTCGGCCGGTTGACAATCTCCCATATCCAGCGGTCGGACAGGTTGTACTGGCGGGCTAGATCGCTGAGCAGGCTACGGGCGGTTTGCCCATCACGCAAGCCCTGTTCGAAGCGCTCGACGATCTCCAGATCGCGCCACCGTACCAGCGCCTTGTGGCAGCGGGCCACGTAAATTTCTTCGCCCCGATAGTGCGTGTGGAGCTGCTCCTCGATGTCGCTGCCCACCAGCTCGGCCAGCGCAGCCCGGCGCGCTTCGCCCCTCCGCGCCCGGCCCTCGGCTATCCGCCAGGACGTGCCGCCGAGCTGCTCGACCACCACCAGGGTGGCCGGCAGTCCTATGCGTCCGGCCATGTCGCGGACGGTATCCGGCAGCATGTCCTGGACCTCCCGAAGATCCACCTCAGACCTGGCCATGGCGGCTCCTATCGATGATAAGCGCCTGCATCAGCCGGTAGAGCTGGCTGTCGTCCAGCCACTCGACCCGCTCGACCTGGAACATGCGCCGGGCCATGTGGTCGGCGTAGCTCCAGGGGCGATGGGCGCTGGCCAGGAGCGCGGTGATTTTGCGCAGCACGGTTTGCCGGTTTTGCGGCACTTTTGGCGTCGCCCGGCCTTGCCGGTTGCTCTTCGGTTTCCAGCCCAGGCGCTGGAGTTCGACCAGTACGTGGTCGATCTGGCGCGGCCCTAAGTCCTTGGCCGAGCGCACGCCCGCGACGCGAGCCAGCAATGCGCGATAGGTGTCATCGTCCATGCCCAGCTGGGCCTTGGCGATGTGGATTTTTGCGAGGTTGACGGCGCGTAGGCTCATCGCTTGGTCCTCCCTGGATGGCTTCTCTTTTGGATCAATTCGGCAAAACGTGACGCGTCACGCTCTGCAATTTCGGCAACGTTGTGTAGGAGCAAGGTGACCGCCTCGGCCGGCTCGGCGAAGCCCCCGGCCGCGCAGATCAGATCGAGTGCATCAGCCGTTCCCTGGTACATGTCCATGTTGAAGCGGCGGCCGCCCAGCGCAGCGCGGCGCAGGGCATCGCGCTCGCGCTTCGCCCGTTGGCGTTCCCGCGCCAGGCGGCGCTGGCGGTCTGTCTTGGTTTCGTTCGTCATGGGTGGCTGCTCATCAGTACCGGACCACCACGTCCGGCAGACCGTCCCGGCCAGGCCGGGGCGGTTTCGCTCAATGGACGGTGCGGCTCTTGGCCTTGGTGGAGTGGATTTCCTGTTGCGGTTCCTCGCCACGAGCGCGGCGTGCCAGGCACTCGTCGCAGGCGCAGGAAACGGCGTTACCAACTCCGTTCTGCTTTGCGAGTGCCTGGCCTAGGGACATCGTCGATTGCATAAGGGCGTAGGCGATCTTCGATGCTTCGGAGTCGTGCAGCGGCGGGCCTTGCATGGAGAAATCTATTCCGCCTTCGGTGTCGCTTAGGGTGATGGTGTATACGGCCATGGCTATGCCTCCTTCTGTGCGGATGCCTGCTTTTCCAGCTGGCGGATGCGGGTGCGAATTTTCTGCTCGACGATCTTCTGGAGGCCGGTGACCGCGAGCGCGGCGCGGCATTGCTCCAGGTCGAAGCCGGCAACGGCGCGGAGTCGGCTATCGACGTCTACGGCGCCGTAGCTCTGTCCGGGGTGATTGAAGGGGTTGGACTGCTGCATTTCACACCCCCAGCGCACGGAAGCCGGGCCGATCCTGCTGGCCCAGGGTCTGGATGTACCGGGCGATGGAACCCAGGTTCTCGCGGTCGGTGGCGTCGGGGCTCACACCCGGCACTCGCCGGGCGACTTTCTGGCCCACCTGGTGCGGCTCAGCGGTTGCAAAGACCGCCGCCCGCACGCTGGCCAGCTCGCCCACGGCAAGGGCGAAATAGCCCTCGCCTGGGTGCTCTTCCCGCAGCTCGATCAGGCCGTCGATGCGGCACATGGCGAACGTCTTGGTCATGATCAGAGCCCCTCCAGCAGCCGAATGGCATCGTGCGTGACCTGGGCCGGAGACTTCCGGCGAGCGCGTGGTGTAGCTGGGGCCGGCTCGGCCTGCGGCATGACCAATTGACTGGGGCGTACTATCGTCAACTCGACTTCCGGCACTTCGCCGACGGTGTACTTGAACCCAGCTCCAGAGGCGTAGTCGGCCTGAACCTCTGCGGCTCGACTCATGATGTCTATCAGCTTGAGTGCATCAGCCTGGGGTAACAGGAAGCGCTGATAGTCCAAGGTGACGATGCACAGCTGTTGCGCGCGGTTGCGGGCCATGTCACACGTCCTTGGAGCGCAGCCGCTCCAGCAGTTCGGCGGCATTGGCCGCTTTCTCCCCAGTGATCACAGCCACCAGGTAGTCCCGGCCGCTGTTCAACTCCAGATGGACGACGTCGAACAGGTCCACGTCGAGCCGCTCGGCGTCGTTCAGCAAGTCCAGCAGTGTGGTTTTCGGCCACTTCATTTCGGTCAGGACGCCCATTACTGCACCTCCGCTTCGAAAGGCACGATGGCGAAGTCTTCGATGCCGGAGTTCACGGTCAGCCCCGGAAGCCCCTGGACGGCCTCGGGTTCGTTGAGGATCGCTTCCTTGTTCACCTCTTGCTTGGTGCGGATGAAGCGGATAAGCCCTTTGCTGCGCAGCAGCTCCAGAACCGCATCGGCGCCGCGCACAGTCACGGACGGGGGACGGATGCGCCACTGGACCTCGCCGGTGGTGAGGTTCGCGTACTTGACCTTGTTGTTGTCGGTCAGCTCGGCACGGTTGGCCTCGCACCAGGACTGGACCCCGCCCTGGAGGACCGCCAGGCGCTTCTTCAAGTCTTCTGCCGGCTCCGAATAGCGCTCGGTGATCTGGCCGATTTCATCGTTCATTGCGGTTTCCAGTCGGGCCAGCTCGCGCTGGAGGTCGCCGATGTTCTTGATATCGCTGATGACTTGTTCGCGGGTCTGCGGGACGTAGACGGCGGCAGCGGATTTCAGACGTTTCTTCGGTGCCATGTTGGCGTTCTCCTGTTCAGTGAATTACGGGGTTGCTGCCGGCGAAGTCGCGGTAGCTGATCGGTTCGCTCCAGGCCAGGGTGATGCCCTGGAAGCGGGTGATGTAACGGGTGCTGCCGGCCGAGGCGTCGCGCTGGAAGCCCATCAGGTAGCCTTTCTCCAAGAGCTGGCGGGCGTCATCTGCGGCGATGGTCACGCGCCCCTCTGCCGGCTCCAGGCGATGAAGGCGGACCCCCATGCGCTGGAGCAGCCGGGCGGCGTCGTTGAAGGTGCGCAGGCTCCGGGCCAGGTCAGGCGTCAAGACTTTCAAGGGCAATGCGGTTCTCATGGCCTTGTTCCTCTCGTTTCATGGGGGCGGTATGCGGGTTGCGTGGACAGGCGCGGCACGCTTTCCAGCAGCGCATCGCGACGGGGTTGTTCAGCGGCGCCGGCCGCTGGAGGTACTCGCTGCACTCGACCGAGGTCACCGCCTCGCCCAAGGCCGGGCATTCAATACGGCTCAGCGCGGCCAGGACGCGGCGCTCGACGCGGATCGTCGAGGGCGACGGGTAGCGGTTGGCGAGGATGGTGCTGACGGTCGAACGGCTCATGCCGATTGCCTCGCCGGCCTTCGTCTGGCTGCTGCGGGCCACCTCGGCGGCCAGCAACTGGACGAAGACAGGCGGACGCTCGCCCCAGGCCGACAGATCGATTGCGCGTTCCATCAGCACCCCCACTGCCAGGCAATGAGGCGGCGGCCGAGCATCAGGGCATCACCGGCCAGGATCAGCAGCAGGCCGAGGGCCAGGAAGATGCCGATGGGGATCAGTGTTCGGCGCATGGCGGCACCTCCTGGCTCAGCAGTGAGGCCGCTCGGTCCAGGCGCTCCCCCTGAACGCGTTCCTGCATTGCAGCGGTTTGACGCTCAAGGTGATTGATAGCCCCCCGGTGCGCCTCCTGTTTCCAGGGATGGCTATCAGCGATCTTCCTTCCACAAGGATCGCTGCGCACGGAGGCAAGGGCCTGCTCCAGAGGCATTCCCTTGGCCAACCGCATGCGCACGGTGGCGGCGGTGACCTGGCCGAACTGGCTCACCAGCTCCGGCAAGGTGGCTGTTACACCAAACGCGGTGTAGCGGGTGTGTTTTGCCCTCGCGGCGCGCCTCGCCGCGACAATCGAGCGCAGACGCCCCTCTGTCATCGGACACTTGCGTCCCTTCTTCTCCTGGTCAGCGCGCAGGCGGTCCCACGACTGACAAGGAGGCACCCAGTCCATTTCTGGCAGGAGTTCCAGGAGTTCCTTGAACTTCCGCGACTGCATACCCAGGGCCTTACTCACGGCCCGACGACTGAACCCACGGCTCGCCATGTCGCGGATGTACTCCTCAATGTTCGTAGTGCCGCGAAAGTGGCTTGTGCTAGCCTTCGCGGCGCTACCGCCTTGCTGTGCATGCATTTGCATGGCTCCTCTCCTTCCGGGTGGTGGTAGGTGTCGAGGGGCGGCCACCCCTCGGCACCGTCTTCATCAGGGCCTCAGCCGCCTGATTCGTTGTTCTCTTCGGTATCCGCCACGCCAGCCTGGGCAGCGCCCCGCGAACGGCTCCGGTTGTGCTGGTACTCGCCGTGCGAACTCCACATGACCTGGTCCAGGTTCGGGTCGTAGACCTGGCGGCGCGTCTCGCGCTGGACGATGGGCGGCCGTGGACCGGTGTAGCGGCCCGGCTTGAGGGCGTAGTGGCGGCCGTTGCGGGTCAGGTATCCGGCGTTTTGGAGGTCGATGAAGTAGCGCTGAACGGTGCTGGGCGACACGGGCGTGCCCGAGGCCGCCACCGATGCGGCGATCTGTTCCGGGGTCGATGGGCCGAGGATTCGCAACGTCCGCCAGACCGCCTCGGTGGTGTAACCCTGCTGGGATGGCTTGCCATCGGCATTCAGGTTCGGTGCCTCGACGCCGTTGTCGCGGACCAGCTGGAAAACGACCTCTTCGCCGCGCTTGAATCCCCGGATCGCCTCGACGTAGCCGCCCAGGCGCAGGCAGGCGACATACTTCTCGACGGTCTTGTCGTGTTGGTTGGAGCGGCGCGCCACGCGGTAGACGGTGAACTCTTCGCGGTTGGCCCGGATGACTTCCCACATCTGCTGGCGGGGGCTCTTGCCCCCGACCATGGACAGGTGAGCCGGGTTTTTGCCCAGGCTCATTTCGAAGTCCTCGGGCTCGGGGCCGCACCGGTGTACAGCTCCAGGTTCAGGCGCTGGAGGTCGGCCAGTTCCAGCTCGCGCCGGCCCTGAACGGTGGCGGCCTCGGCCAACTGCTCCAGGTTCACCGCGACGCGACGGACAGAGCCCAGGGACTTCTTCACCAGGTGCGCGAGCAGATCGTCAGCGATAGCCACTCCGGGGCTGTAGACCGGCGCCAGGTTGCGGGCGTCCTCCAGGGACACTGGCTGGGCCGGAACCCAGCTCAGAACGCGGCCATGGAAGCGTTCGTACTTCTTGAGCTTGGTCGGCAGCATTTCCTCGCCGATCAGCAAGATGGAGGCTTGGCTGGACTCGTACAGATCACGAATCAGCTCGACCTGGCCAGCGGCGACCAGGTGGTCCATTTCGTCGATGATCAGCGGGCGGCCGCTGGCGGCCAGTTCCTCGGCGATCTGGTCGGCCATTTCCGGGATGGTGCCGGCCGGCTTGATGCCCATTTCCCCCAGGATCGACTTCAGCGTGTGCTTGCGGGTCCAGACGCTTTTGGCTTGGACGTAGTAGGCGCGGCGGCGATTGGCGACCCAGGCGGCCGAAACGGATTTGCCGAAGCCGGACGGGCCGTAGAAGCAGACCAGGCCGGGCAAGGTTGAGGTACGCGACAGCGCTTTCTCCAGGGCGATATCGCAAAGGGCGATGTTGGCGATGTCGGCCATGCCGCTGGCCAGTTGGGTGGTTTTCGGGGTGGTCATGAATACAGCTCCTTTCATGCTTGCCGCTGCTGGGCGGCGAATTCTTTGGATTTGGGGTAAACCTCGAACCACTGGGCGGCGTCCGGCTCGATGGGTTGGCCGGAGCGCTGCCGCTCGGCCAGCTCGCACCACTGCCGGTAGCGCTGGGCGGGAGCGGTCGGCAGGGTGAAGACCTGGGCGGTGGTGGCTTGGGCGGTGGCTGCGGCCGGGCGCGGTTCGTCGATCCGTTCGGCCTGCATTTCGAGGGTCGCGGCGCTGCGCGACCGGAGTTGCTCAGGGGTGATCGTGCCGAGGCCGGGGATGGACAGCGGCGCATCCATTTCCAGGGCATACCCGCCGTCACGCTCGGCGCGAATCTCGTCGAGGTGAGCCAGGGCGCGCTTCTCGCGGGCCTCTGCGCGTTTCTCGCGGGCACGCTCGACATACGAAGCCGGCATGTAGTCGCGGCTGTTGCCGTTCAGCTCTGCGGTGCAAAGGAAGCGGCCCTCGCCGTCGTAGACCCACACCTTGCTGGCGTCGTGGATGTCGTAGCCCACGGCCACCTGGTCGCCGTGGAATTCCTCCAGCTCGCGGGCGAAGTAGCGGTTGCCGATGAACTCCAGTTCGCAGCGGCGGACGGTGCGCAGCACCTGGGGTCGGAACAGCGGCCGGGCCTCGTCGTCGGTGACCCGCATCGGGCTGAAGCCATCGGCTTCGTGCAGCGCCCACGCTTCGTTGGGGGTCATGTGCCGGCGGCGACCGGTGTTCGGGTCAACGATGCGCGGCAAGCTGCTGTGCGGCCGGTCGTTGTACTCGGCAATCTGCTGCTCGCAGAACGCGACAAAAGATTCCCAGGACATCAGCGGCATGGTGCCGCCCTTGGCAATGGCCCGGCGAGTCAGCTTGAAGGTGGCCAGCTTGGCCTGGCGGTCCATGTCGGCGCCGATGTATCCGGGCAGTTCCTTGGCGGCCCGAATCCACAGGCTCTGGTGGACGCGCTCAATCACGCCCCGCGCCTGGCTGTTGTAGGGCAGGCTGTTTTTCATGTCGATGCCCAGGCGGCCCATAAGGCCGACCGCCTCGTCGCGCATCATGTGGTTTATGTAGCCTGAGCCGTTGTCCACGTAGAAGATGGCCGGAATGCCGCCCTTGGTGCAGGCGTCGCGCAGGGCATCGACAACCACCAGGGCCGACTCGGCCAGGCCGGTGGACCATCCCGGAATTCGACGGGTACGGATGTCGATGATGGTGGTGATTTCCGGCCGGAAGGGCCGGCCGTGCATCGGGTGCTGGACCTCGGCGTCGAACGTGTGGCCGTCGCAGGAATAGACGTCGGTCGGGAGCAGCTTGGTGAAGTCGCGGCGAATGAACGGGCGCAGTGCCTTGATTTCATGCTCACCCATGCGCCCGACCTCGCGGCTGACGTTGCCGACCTTGCGCAGGAACGCATAGACCTGGTCCAGGCTGGGCATTTGCCCCTGCCAGTGCTTCTCCAGCAGTGCATGGGCAGCGCGGGCGCTGCGCTTCTCCGGCCCCTGGTAGATCGTCATGAATGCCGGCGCCCAGTCGGGAACGCTCATGTCCGGGCGGCGGACCTTCGGCACCAGGGCGCCACGCTCGGCTTGGTCCAGGAAGCGCTCCAGGCTGCGCACGCTCGGCAGGCCATCCGCGCTCGGGCGGCCGCGAGGATCGCGGGCCATCTTGAGCATGGCGAGCAGTTGCGGCTCGACCTGGCCGAGGCGCGCCATGTCCAGCATCAGGGTGATGGAGCGTTTCCGGCTGTAGCCGGTGCGGGCCATCATCAGGTCCAGGGCGTGCAGCACCCCCTGGCGGGCATCGGCGACCAGCTGCTGGCGGTTGGTTTCGACCAGGGCCAGTTGCGTCTCCTGGCGGACCACCTTGGTGGCCACCTCGCCCAGGGCGGCGTTCAGCAGCGCGGCGCGGGTTTCCTTCGGCAGGGCCGAAATGTGGTACTCGATAGCCTTGGTGCCGACGCGACGCTGGCTGGTCCAGCCCTCCCTCTTCGCGCGCAGTTGAATAGCTCGATCAGTCGAGCCGAGGCCTGGCAGGCCGGCGAGCTGCTGTGCGGAGAACCATTCACTCATGGTCGCCTCCGTCGCCCTGGGCGGTCGGACGTACGAACCAGCCACTGCCATCACATTCGCGGCAGACCTCGCCGACACAACCGTCGCCTGAGCCGTCACATTCGGAACATGCGTAACCGGCTGCCGGATCGGTTTCATACCCGCAGGCGCAAAGGTCGCCCGGCATCAGTTCCTGTTCCCCACACGCTGGGCACTCGATAGCGAGAGGCCTCCCGTCAACTGAGTCCTCCTGCGTTACCGCTTCACGCTGAGCGACCAGGGCTCTGCCAAGGTCAAGGGCGGCAGCGGTGAGCCACTCGCGAGCATCCGAAAATGAGCCATCGGCGATGGTGTCTTGGTTCGGCCCTGACTCCTTAACTGCATTCCAGAACTCGGTGGCGTTCCGCAGGTTGTCGAGCAGCGGCTTGAGGTCGATGTTTGTCATCACGGCTCCCCCAGGATTCGTTTCAGCTCACGCGCCTGCCGGCTAGCTTCCTCGCGGGTCCGCTCCAAGCGGCCCAGCTCGGCGAGCAGTGCGTCTCGGCCATAGGCCACGCGGCCGCCCCGCACATCGACCAGCCAGTTGGTCAGCAGGTGGCTCGCGCAGACGTCCTCCAGGAGGGCGGCGCGGTAGAAAGGCAGGTTGTGATCAGCTCGGGCGGGACTCGACCAGGCGTCGAGCATGTTCTTGCTCACGTCATCGCCAGATAGGCGCGACATGCGGGCGGCGACCTCGTAACGGTCAAGGTCGCAAGCCTTCAGAATTTCGCTGACCAGCTCGCTGACCTGGGCGGCGTAGTTGCACTCACCGGGTATAGCGCGAGCTGGCTGCGGAACATCGAAGATGTCCAGGGTGCGGTCGTCTTTGCGGCGGGCCATGTTCAAGCCCCCGCGTCGGCTTTACGCTGCGCTTGGTCAGCGTATCTGGTATTTTTCCCGGATCGGCATATGACACTGTCATATGCCTTGAGGGTTTCCGAACGATTCGGCCGTTGCCGCTTCGGATTCTCGTCGTCGAGCCAGCGCTCAGGCCACAGCACCAGGGGGCTGAGGTCGAGCACGGCAGCGATGGCGCGCTCTACCCGAGGGTAGGGGTTCAGCTTGGCGTTTTTGACTGCCGGGCTGGAGACGTCGAGGGAGCGGGCCACCTCGGCCAGGGACGATCCCCTGGCGCGGAGTTGGTATTTGATCCACTCCCAGCGGACGTTGTTGTCGCGTGGGATTTCGGTTCTGTTCATGCCTACGTTCCATTTCAGCCGCCATGCAGGGCGACTACTTGGGTTGTCTAACGTGACTTAGGGCATAAACATAGTCGTTTTCGGAAGACCAATCAACCGAAAACGGAATTTCGTTTGCTGAATTTCGGCATTCGAGGTTCTGAAATTGACCATATCGTTGATTTGTATGGTTTTTTTCGGAATACGAAATCAGAAACCTAGTTTCGTCCAGGTTTCGTATTCCTCAGGTGAGAAAGCGAAATGACAGACAGCCTTGCGGCCCGCATTCGTGAGTGCGCAAACATAGTCGGAAACGGTGATAGCCTCGCCCGGAAAACGGCTATCCCCCGAAGCACCTTGGAGGCTTACCTCACAGGTGATAGCGAGCCAAAGGCATCCCGCTGTGCGGCTATAGCGGAGGCGGCAGGCGTATCCTTGGATTGGTTGATCGCCGGCAAACAGAGTGCATCGGGGAGTACGGGGGGCGAGTCGCCAGAGGCCGCTAGCCCAGCGGGAGCCCCCGACTATGCCTACATCCCGTTGTATGACACGAAAGTAAGCGCGGGACATGGCTCCTGGACAGAGGGAGCCCGAGAACTGACGAAGCTGGCGTTTACCAGGTACAGCCTGAGAAAGAAGGGGCTCGACACCGCTAACCTCTCAGCTGTCCGCGTTGGCGGCGACTCAATGGAGCCGTTGTTGTCCGATGGGGATACCGTCCTGGTTGACCACTCGTATCGAGAGGTACGGGACGAGGCTGTTTACGTCATCCGGCTCCAGGATCACCTGTATGCCAAGCGCCTACAGCGTAGGTTTGACGGATCGATTGCGATCATAAGCGAGAATCGGGCGTACACAGAAATGACTGTGCCCAAAGAGCAGTTGCAAGACCTGGATATTGTCGGGCGCGTGGTTTGGGCCAGCTATTGGATGGTTTGAAGCTCATTCGGCGTCAATAATCGATCAATATCTATCATTCCTTGCTCAATCCTGATCGATATTTTCCAAACACCCGCACTGCTCCTCTTCGGCTGGAGCCTTAGTGCTATAGGGGCTCTAGCCTATCCATCCCTCTTTTGGCATGTGTCAAAACAGTCACCTCCCCACAGGTGTGGCGGCGGATAACGCCTGTGGCGCTATCCGCCCTGCGGACGGGTGTGGCGTGGTCCTGGCGTAGGGCGAATAACCGCTCGCGGTTATCCGCCATGGCGGGCCCGGTGTGACCTTATCCCCCTATAGGGCAGGGGCGCGGCCAGGGCGGC